GTTTATAACCAACCCTGTTACGCCAATGTAGATACCTAGTTTTCTTGTGTCACCTGAAAGGGTTATCAAGACCAGTGCTGTGCCACACAATGTCCAAACCAAACCAGATACTTCACCCAAAAATCTATTCATACTTCAAACAAGTATGCCCTATGTTGTTTTCTTTCAATGTCAATTTTGTTTGCGTGATGCAGTGGGTATAGCAGAAAGCATTGCGCCAGCAGCCACAATAAGTCTGCGTGTTGAAATTGGCACTGTTGAACCTAACGGTACATAGGTATCTGTTTTGCCATCAAAAACATTGATTGCTGTTTCAAAGGATTTACGCACACTGTCTGAAGCAGTTTGCACCACAGCAATCAGTTCTTCTAATTGCGTTGGTTCTAGGGTTTCCAGATCTAATGCTTCAAAGATTTGTGTTGCTTCATCAGCAGACACACTTTCAAGCACTGCTGCGCTGGTTGCCAGTTCAATAGCCTGTTCAGATGTGATTTCATTATCAAGGATTTCAGCCACCACTGCTTGTATTTCTGTTTGTGATGCTGTGTCTATGTTCGCTAGAAGTTCTATGATTTGGTTATCAACTATTTCTGTGGGGGTTTCTAATGGTGGTTCTTGAATTGGTAGTGATGTTGATGACGCTACTTCTGGCAAGGTTGGCGTGGGAATGGTTGCGACAGGCACAGAAGTTGTTGAAAGAGCAACAGCAGTTGGCACAGGATTTGGTGTGGTCACAGGTGGATTGGTCACAATCGGATCAGCCACAGTTGTTGTTGTCTGAATCACAGTTGTTTGAACCTGAAGAACAGTTGTCTGAACTTGATGTGTGGTCTGTGTTTCAGGATAAGAAGAAGTAGTTGTTGTTTTTGGTTCTGTTGTGGTGGGTGTTTGGCGTTCCGTTGTTGTTGTTTGTTCTGTGGTTGTGGTTGTGCTACTGGTTTGATTAGCAGTAGTTGTAAAGGCTTCATCTGGGACTATGACCCAGCCTGTATTGTCAATGTTCCATGCCAGCATGAAGCAGGTGCTACCACCATTTTCGTAGTACCAGCCATCAAGGGTTAGTGATTGATTGGCTGGCAGGGTCATGGTTTCTGTTTCTATCGCTGTGCAACCTTTGTCTGTCCAATCACCCCATTCATAGGTATCTATTTTCATTGTGCCACCATCATCAGCAGCCAGCCAGAATTGGATGGTGTTGTGTGCTGGCAGGGTGATGAAGCCTGTGTAGTGAACCATGAACAAATCATCTGGGCAGCCAATCATGGGTTCACCATCAAAACTTCTGTTGATGTTGTTTTCTATTTCGCTACCACATGATTGATATGTGTTATCTGTTTTGCTGGGTGGCACATCAGTGATCACATAATAAACAGCGTTGATACCTGTGATGGGTTGTGCTTGTGCGTGGGTGCTGAAGAACGCAAGTAGGGCTACTGGTATGAAGATAAGCCAGCGCAGATCATTTGTCTTTGTGGGCGTGCCAATCAATGTGTGTACCTAGTCTGCTATCTACCGTGTCTATTTTGGTTATGACGCTATCTAGTTTGTCTGAATTGGTTGCGTGGTCACGATTGTTTTGCCTGCGTGTAGTTTCAATCAACGCCACTAGCAACGCACCTGTCATACCGATTATGGCAACTGCTATTTCATTCATCTTCTTCTACTGTTTCTAATGTCCAGCCAGATGCAAGCAGTTCTGCGTATTCTTCATCTGTCATTTCACGCACAACATTGTCAATTTGTATGTTTGGTTTTGACATTGGTTATGCCTTTCGGTATCCGTACACGGTGATAGTCCCACCCGTCATTGTTCCACTGGCGAGGGTAAATGTAAAACCTGTGTAAGAAGTTGTATTGTTTAGAAAACCATGAAACACACCACCGTTGCCACCTGTGGCAGTTTCTATAAATTCACTCTGGATGGTGGTCACTTTGGCGTTATAAGGGTTGCCTAAAGTAATAGCAGAAGATAAAACATTGGTGGTTGCTAGACCACCCCAAATCACATTTGCAGCGTTGTTTGCATTACCACCAGCAACTGAGCCCGTTGCATAGGACACATAAACAATCCCACCGTAATAACCAGTAGTGCTACCTGTTAAAGCAAAATACATTAAAGCCGTTGTGCTTGCTGCACCACCAGTAACTGTTATGTAGTACTGGTCGTAGTTGCTATTAAACGCACCAGTGACACTGACGCTTGCTACGCCTGTTCCAACTGTTGCGCTAGTGACATAGACCAGCCCAGAGTTGGCTAGGTAGGTGTTGGTGTCGCTTACTGTCAGTGTTTCACTTCCAAATGTTTTTACTGCCATAATTTTTCCTTACTTATAGAGAATGATATCAGTGCCACCAATAGTAGAAAAGCCAATGCGAAACACAGAAGCCCACCTATTAGAACCATTGATAGATGTTACCCATTGATTAGGTGTTACATCATGCCTAATGGATTGCAGCAAAATATCTTTTGTAATTGTTGAACCTGTGGGTGGTGCTATCGCCAGTGTCACCCTTTCATTCAATTCAAGCCCAAGCGTGCCAGACCAATCATTAGATGGGCTTAGCACCACTTCAATATCTTCAAAAGATGGGAAGATTCGTGAACCAAACGCTACAAGCAACGCACCAATTGCTAGTGGCTGCAAATAATTATCTGCTTGTGTATCATAGGTCTCACTGATTTTGCCATATGCGCTTGTTGTTGAACCAGTAGTTTGGTATTGCAGACCACCTGACATTGACACATTCAATACATTTCTAAGTTCATCACCATTGTTTTGCATTGATATTTCTTTGCCAATAGCGATACCACCACTACCATATGTAACTTGGCTATTGAAAGATTTGGTGTTAGTGAATCTGTCGTATCTGCCCATCATAGTGATCACACCTGTTTTACTGACAAACAATGGTGCGCATTCTGCGTTAGCGACCAATTCTAGTTCTGGTGATACATATGGCGCATCATCTGTTATTTCTAAAACTGATGAATTGGGTGATGCAGGTGTTGAAGTAAGGCTTGAAGAAAAAGAAGTTTGCGCAATGATTCTGGCAAATCTTGCTGATGTTGTTTCAAGAAAATTGGCTGTTGAGTATTTGATGATTGTTTGTATTTCGGCTTGGGTTCTTGCAGTTACCCATTGGCACAGTTGTTGTATTGCGCCACTATAAATATTTACATAGTCACCATCAGTTGGAAAAAATATGCCACCAACTGCCGTACTTCTCGTGCCAGTGACATCTATACCATTGACATAGATAGCAGCAGTAAATAGAACACCATTCCACGCAAATGCAAAATGTACTGGTTCACTTTCTTGAAGCGCAGAAGTAATAGTTGTATAACTATATGTTGTGTTTGTTCCAAATGATGTAACCTGCAATACGAACTTGCCACCAGTAAATAACACATTCCAGCCAAAGTTACCCAACTGACCACCGATAATGCCATTAGTAGCATTTCCATTAGGCGTTACCCAAAAAGCAACAGTAAAATTATTGTTAGCACTGAAGTACGAAGGATTATTTCCAAAACCCAAATCGTTCGTAGCAATAACATCTAAACCACTTGCTGTATTAGCAAGACCACCCAAAGAAGAATCAACTAAACCAACAGCCAACTGACCTTCATTATAAGCATTAGTTTTTGTAGTCAAAGGCAAATTAGTTGAACCATAATCAAGCAATGTTGAAGCAACAAATGGTGTTATTGGATCATCAAGAGTCCAAAAATGTCTAGGGGCTAATGTGTTTATATATGTTTTAGCCCAATCTTGTGGTAACTGTTCAGAAGCAAGCAACTGTAAAGCATCAAAACAAGACAAAGTAACTGTAGACATTTTGCCTGCTTCTGACCATTCAACTGGGAAGCCACTAACGAAACCACGAAATACAGCGTATGTAGTCGCACCATAAACTGCTTCAATTTTTATTTGTTTTCTAGGAAGCAATTTGCCATTGTAAGTAGAAGCAGTGTTGAAAGGGTCATATTTGCGTGATGTGTTTAGTAAAACAACTTCTGCGCTGCCATCAAATGAACCCCAATCATCTGATCTGCCTCGCTGGATAGACATACTCAAAACATCAGTAGTAACTTCTGTCCATGTAGGCGACAACGCATATGGTGTATCATCAAATGCAATATAAACTTTTGGTGTTGGGAATGGCATTATGCAGCAACACCTGTTCTTCTTCCATAAGCGTTTAGAACTTTTTGTACTTCACGCCCAATAGCAACAGGATCACCTACACCAGTTTGAATAGTAATGTTTATACCTGATTGCCCGATTTGATTCATTTTAGATAATGGAATGATTGCTTCATTACCTGCTTCGCCAGCCAAGACCAATGTTGGTTTTGTCACTATTCCACCCTTAGCCATTTTTGGAACTACATCTAATCTTGATTTGTCTGCGCCAGTAGGATCAGCCTTACCCCCAATACGCCCAAACTTGAACTCACCCAAAAGCGCAATATCTTTGTGAAAAGGCAGAAGGTTATAACCACGAATGATTGTGTTTATAACTTTCACCCATACATTTGCCATAAACTCAAAATAACCAATTACACCATTGACTACTGAATTGACAATTTTTCTAAAGCCTTCAAACTTTATATATGCAGCAGCAATACCTACAATTAGCAAACCAATAGCAGCCACAACTAAACCAATACCAGTAGCGTTCCACGCAACACCAAACGCCACCACTGCAATGTTGGCTAAACCTTGCGCAACGGTATAAAGGGTAGTTGCTACTTTCAATGCTGTAACTGCTGCAACAATGCCATATATAACAGCACCCCAACCATCTAAATCTTGAATTGCTTTTATACCTTTATCGCCCAAGAACTTGAGACCAGCACCCAAACCTTTTTGCCCAACAATATCGCTAAACTGTTGGAAGATAGGCAGCATTTTTTCAGTAACAAATCTGGACAATTTTTCAAACATTGGTAAAAGCAATGTGCCTAAACTCTCAAACACATTATCAACAGCAACTTTCATACGATCAAAATCAGTTGCAGTAGCAGCAGCAGTACCACCAACCTGTGCTTCAACTTCACCAAGAATAATCTTTTGCGCTTCTAATGTTTGACCAGATGCAACAAGTGTTTTGATTTGCTTCTTCTGTGCATCAGTAAAGTTGATACCAGATCGTGTCAATGCTGTTATACCTTTTACTGGATTAGATAGGGCTTTACCTAACTGCTTTGCTGCACTATCAGCAGAACCAAAAACATTACCCAAATCCAATGCAGCCTGCGCAGCCCTATTGAAAATGTCATTACCTTTACCAGTTTCATTACGCACTTGCTTGAAAGTAAGAAGCAAGTTCATACTGCTTTGGATTGCTTCATCATCAATACCAGTTTTCAATGATAAAGAATCAGCAAGTTTTTGAATATCTTTTGTGGTCATTCCAGCAGCACCACCAGTTGCTTTGATAATTGCTTCTGTTTGCTTAGAAACCTTTTGTGATTCCATAGCAGCCTTTACTAACACCCCACCAATAACGCCACCTACGCCACCTGCGATACCTGCAAGTTTGCCAAAACTTTTGCCAAAACTATTTACTGCTTTGTTGGCGTTCAATAATCCAAACGCTGTTTTCTGACCTGCACCATCAAGTTTTTTGAAATCCTTGATTGCCTTATTGATGCCTTTGCTATCAAATGAACTTATGATTGGTACAACAATCGCCATTACAAACTCTTTCCAAATCTGCCCAATGCTGTTCGCACCTGTGAAGAAGCACGCACTGATTGTGCGTTTCTGCGTTCAGTTTCAGAGGCAATTTCAGCAGTGAACCTTCTACCAATTTCATCAATCACTTGTGTAATTTCTTTTTCCACCATAGGAAAACTGGCTTTAGTTCTGCGCCACATTGCCCTTGAAGGATCGCCAGCCTTAGCAAGATTCTTTACAAACTGGCTGTTCTTATCTGCGTTCTTAGCCAAATCCCAAACAGCACCACCAGCATCAGATTGTTTGATACGCAGAATGGGATATGAATTGGTGCGCCTAACCTTACGCCCACCCACCTGTACCGTTACACCCTTGCGTGCCTTCTTACCATCATACTTAGGAAAAGATGACCCAGAAGCCCCTGCTGCCTTTCTGCCCCTAGAAGTACGCCCATACCTAGTCCAGTTGATTACACCAGATGCGCTGGGATATGGCTTATCTGGAAAGCCAGCAGCCACATACGCACGCATAGGTTCTGCTTTGTTTTTCAAATCAGCAGTAATGGCTTTATACAGTTCAGGTTCTAACTGTTTCAATGATTGCAAAACAGGTGCTACACCATGAACCATGTTGTTAGATACTTGCGCCATAAACGAAATACTACTTCTTGCTAAGTTGTTTATTGCGCCATTCAATCATATCAAACAATGCCTGAATGAAAATTGGATCTTCATCAAGTAATGCGCTAGGTGCTATGCCTGTTTCAAGAGATATAAAAACTAATCTGCTGATTGCGCTTGTGTGCCTAAAGGGTTATCACTAGGCAAAACTTCTTCTTCAGCAACTTCAACAGAAAAAACACTGTTCAACCAATCTGGTTCAAATTGTGCTGTGGTCATACCTAGTCTTGTTTGTGCTTTCCACGCAATCCACGCAATATCAGTTAGCCTAATTTCTTTTTCAAAATTGGCTACGCTTCTATTCCATGTGCGTTCAAACATCACGAAATCAGGTAGTAATGCTGTTACTTTTTTCTGGTCACCATTGGTGAATGTCACCACTAGATTCATTTGCATTTTTGCTGTCTTTCTTTTTTATTTATGCCACTGCTTTAGTTAGCGATCCACCAGTGAAGGTAAGAGTTGTCATAGCAAGTTCACCAACAGCACCAGCAACTGGTGTATGTGATGCTAAAAATGCTGTAATTGTATAAGAAGGATTTGTTGCACTAACAGCAGCAGAAGTTGGTTTGATAACAACTGTTGTTGTTGTACCCACCAATGGATAAATAGTGGCTTCAACATTGGCTGCTGCAAAATCTTGCATCAACGCAATTTCAATTGAATTATTTTGTAATCCACCAGTGAACTTATGTCCAGTATCACCAAACGCAGTTACTTCAATTGAATCAACTTCATAATTGATAGTGACACTGTTTGCCCTATTTCCTAATGAAATGCTATTGATTGTGATGCTGGCATCAGTAAGCGCAAGAACAGCCATAATTATTTACCTTCTACTTGTGTTTGTGATTTGGTTTTTACACCAACTGTTTCTAAATGTCCACCATCAAGCAACGCTTGTAAGTTTAGACCTTCTAGTTCTGATTCAGTGACTGTTGCACCCACTTTGCCAAGTGTGCAATTATCACTAACAATTTTATATGTAATCATTTTTCTTTCTTCCTACTGTGTATAAACAGTTACTTGAAAACTGATCTGTAGATATTCTGCATCATCTTGTTCTAGTGCGCTGATGTTTGCAGAACTATTTACAACTAAATCACTGCAAGCACCACCTAATGTTTTGTCACCTTCAAGTGCAAGTTTGATTGATGATGCACCATTAGGTGAAAGATAAGCATCAAGGTTTGAATGTGCAACACGATCAACCCAGCGACCTACTACAACATGACAAGTAAAATCCATTGCTGATAAAGAACTGCCACCACCCATAGTCCTGTTATAAGTAACGCTGTTCAATGATGGGTATGCAAATGGTGGGTTCAATTGTTCAGGCTGGTAACTGGTTGTGCGCAACCCAGACACAGTAGCCAAGCGTGCCTGTAGTCCAGCAGCCACTGCACCCACAGTTGCCATTAGGCAACTACTTCTAGTTTGTATGTATGCAACAAATCACGCACATCAGGATCTACAGCACGCACCTGCACAGCCATATCAGCAAAGCCCACAACACCCAACGCTGCGTTCAATCTGGCAAAGCCCCTGATAGATAAAAGAATGCAAGCCTGTTTTATGTCACTAGGTACTGAAGCCCAGCCCCACTGCGCTGTGACCTGCACCAGTGGCTTATCAATAGCAATAGGGAACTGGTAGCCATTGATAGCCACAATGCGCCTATAAGGGTTGCCAGTGATCACTGCGTTCAAAGGTTCAATCTGGTACTGCTGGTTCTGTGTCCATGTCGTAGCAAAAGTACCATCAGATGCACTATCAATTTTCAAGGTAATTGAAGCATCAGCAATATCATCTGTGCCAACCTGATACAGCGTGGCAGGATAAACCTTCACTGCTGTTGCGCTGGTCTTATAAAACCATCTGTTGCAGTAACCATCAATGCGCCTAGAAGCACCTTCAATAGCCTGTTCTATCAGCGCATCATCTGTATTGTCTGTTAGGCGCAACGCTGATTTTACTTCAGCCAGTGTTGCATACCCATTGGTGATAGCCATTGTTAGTTGCTTGCACGCTTCCTAGTTGCAGGCTTTGCAGCCACTTCAACAACAGGTTCAGCAGTTGCTGTTTCAATGTTTGTCATGTACTTGTTTTCATAACCAAGTTCACGCAAACAAGCATCAACTTGTTTTACACGATCTGCCAACTTGCGATTGACATACCCTGCACGCTCTATAAGTAGTGCTTCAATAATTGGTTGATTCATGTTTTCAATCTTCCAGTGTTGTGCTGGTGGGCTACCGTGTCTAGCGAAACCCACCAGCAATCAACTGGTTGTTGGGGTTAGAAGGTTGGTGTTACCAAGCCTGTGCCACCGATTTTTGCCCATGCGTTAGGGTAACGGTTTGCTGTGTAAGCAGCGTAGCCATAGACCACACAGAGAACATCAAGTTCAGCAGCCTTTGGTTGATCAAAGCGTAGGTACATTGGTGCGCCATTGCCATCTTCCCAAAGATGAAGTTCATTCAGTGAACCAATGAAAATTGTATCTTCGTTAGTTCCAGCACCCTGTGCAGTGCTGATGTTTGCATCAGTGATGATTGGCAAACCAAACATTTCATATCCACTGTTGCCATACGCTGCACCTGCACCTGCTGCAACACCATTCATGCTGCGTGGGGCTGGTACTACCAATGGGCGTTTTACATCATCAAGACCTGCCATGATAAAAGCCAATCGGCGTGGATGCATCACAATTGCGTTGGGTGAACCAAAGTAGGTGGTTTGAACCTTCTGCACTGCATCAAGCAACTTAGGGTAAAGTTCTGCAACAGTTGGTGAAGCGTCAGTGTAAGTAACTGATTGTCCTGCTGAAGAAAGAAGTTCAGCAACTACTGCTGCGTCAAGAACTGTGTTCCATGAAAACAGAAGATCGTTCATAACGATATCTGAAACACCTGTGCCACGCTCTAAGGCTTGGCGTGAAACTGTTTGCTGACCTGCAATGGTCTTGATATCAATATCAAGTTTTGTGTCATCCATGTTTGTTTCAGATACTGCTGCACCTTCTGTTTGCACTGCTGTGCTTGTACCAGTGGTGATCTTTGAAATGCTGATGGTAAGACCAGAAGTAGGTAGTGCGTGCTTGCGTGCTGCATCTGCCAATGGGCGACCAGCCCTAGCCAATGGTGCTGCAAGATCAGTAAGGAAGTTTGGAACTACCAAGCCAGCAAAGTTTGCGCTGGTTACATCACGGCGTTCTACACGCTCTTCTTGCATATGACGCTGAATGCGCTCTTTTGCTGAATAATCATTGTTGAATTGTGCAGCAAAAGCATCACTCAAGAAATCAGTATTGCGATTCTCACGGCTGTATGTGCGTGCTTCTGAACGCACAACTGCTGGTGCAGTAAGCCCAGCCTGCGTGCGCATCTCTGCTGCTTTGGCGTTGCGTGCTTCAAGATCTTTGTGCTGTGCAATCTGATCATCAAGTTCTGATGCTGAACGCAGTGCAACTGCAATTTCAGCATCTTCTTCTGTGGTCAGTTCACGCACTTCTGCTTCTGCTGCTTCAACGATTGTCTGTGCGCTGGCAAGATGTGCATCACGCTTTTCAATCAACTTATCTGAATATGACATTTTGAATCCTTTTGATAGGGGTTTTCATTTTTAGTGAGTGTCAAAGACAGCGTGTGGCTACTTTACGGCTCTTGTTTTTGCCAGCAAAACTTGCGCTTTGCGTAGCGAAACTGATTGCACAATAGCAACTGGTGTATCAGTTATTTGCTTATTGCGCATTTCTGCACTGGTTTCTTCATATGCAGGATAGGTCACAATGCTTACATCATGTAGGCGCACTTCTTTTAGTTCACGCACTGTGCGTTCAGCATTCCATGAATCTTTGATGGTTTCAAAAGCAAAAGACATTTGCGATAGATCGCCACGCTTCAATGCGCTGCGTATCTTTACTGCATCTGGGTTTGCTGGGTCTAGGCGTGCTTCCATAAATAAACCCTTGTCATCTTCTGTCAAGGTAAGCGTGCCTGATTTGGTGCGTGCCAATGGCACACCAGTGTGATCTATAAGCAAACGCACATCAGAACGATCTTTGATGGTTTTCTTGAATGCGCCACGCTTCACATATTCAGTGAATGGCAGTGGCTCTGATGGGGAATCAAACACTGCTGCATAGCCACGCACTGTCCAATCATCTTCACCATCAGCCATTGCACGCAATTCAAGATTAGTAAAAGCAATACTGCGTGTGCCTTTATCAACAGCCACCCATCTGTGTTCCACTGCTGGTGCTGTACTGCGTTCTGCTTCTAGTTCTGAATCAAGTTCATCAACAATGTTTTGCGCGTAATCCATAGTTTTTTGTGCTTCTTCCTTAGTAGATCCACTACCCCACAGAAGATGTGCCACAACACCTGCTGTGATTTCACCATCTGCTGCTTCTAAGTCCACCATATGTCGTGCTATCCACGCAGCAATTTTGCGCCATTTGTCAGGGGAAACATCACCATCAGCCATTTTGCGTGCATCTTCAACTGTCTGTGGTTCTAGACCATCACCAGATAAACCATCTGCGTGATACTTCAAACCTTGCGTTGCATTGTCACGCATAAACTGTGGTGCTGATAGGTCAATCTGTCTTTGCTCTATGGAACGAATCTGCACAAGTTCTTCTTTGATTACCCATAATTTACAGATGCCAGCAGGTGCTATAGATCCTTCAACCAGTTCACATTGATTGCCACCTTCATAGAATGAACAACTACTGCATATAAGACCTTCTGATGCAAATGGTGATTCTGCTACATAGTGTGCGCCATCAGCATCAATGCCTTGTGTGAACTTACCGTATGTTTCAGCAATGGCTTCTAATGTTTCATACATTGTTTGTTGGCGTGGGTTCAAACCTTCTTCTGGCATATCAGATTCAACCATTGGTTCTTCAACTACTGGTTCTTCCATCATTGGTTCTTCACCAATTGTGATGGCTCTGGTTGCCCAATCGCCAGCAGGATCAACACCATCAGACAGGCTTGCAGCAATCATCTGATCAATGGCATCTTGTTTGATTTGATGACAGCCAATGGTGCGTGGGTCTGCGTTAGGTGTGGCTGCAACGATAGTTGCCCAGCCTGAACAATCTGATTGGGTATCACTTATGTAGTAGGGCATAGTTATAAATCCAAATCTGGTGTTAGCACACGCATAGTGTGGGTACTGCTTGCAGTAACTGCATAAATAGTTTCATTAGTTGGCACAAACACTTCTAGCGTTGCGCCATTAGGCAGATGCAAACCATTTGCTGAAGTCACATCAGAACCACCAATATAAAGTGACCCTGAAGATGAATGCAGATAACAATGGCGTGCAAAGTTATCTGCTGTGATGTTGTAATAACCTGCTGGCATTATAAAGCCACCTGATTATCTGTACCCAATGTTGGCAGATCGCCACCTTCAACACCAGCCACAGGTGCGCCAGCAATACCAAGAATGAACTGATCGCCACCTTCATATGGTTCTCTGCCTTCAATCTGGCGTGCTTCATTAGGTGTCAAAGTTCCAGACATAATCATAGTTTGTTGCGCACGCACTCTTGTTAGTTGGTCTGCTCTTGCAATTTCGTTGGTGTCAAAGCGTACTTTTTCTTGTGGTGGTAGCAGTTCACTGATGCAATCTTCTAGGCGTTTGCAATATGGCATAAGCGTATGACGCAAGAAGTTGATACCTGCTGATTCAACATTCTGATAGGTCTGGCTGTCACCACCACTGCCATTGATCATATGCAATGGAATGCGATAAGCCCTAGCGATATCACGCACGATTGCTTCTCTATGGTTGATGGTGTCCATGTCTGCTGCGCTGACAGTGACACTACGCCACTTCAAACCACCAGTAAGCACAGCAGGTTTGCGTGATTTATAGTGCGTATCAAACCATGTGTTGCGCAGAACTTCTGCTGCTTCAGGTGAAAGATTGTTATCAGTTTCAAGAACAGATGATGGCGTTGCACCATCACCATAGAACTGCGCCAAGAAACGATCAATAGCCAATGATGTTCCTATGGTCTGGCGCAAAGATTCCAATGGTGATACACCCCTACTTTGATTAGGGAAACGCAACCAATCAATCTGTTTGATTACATCACTGCTGTAGATCTCTTTGCTACCAATGATTTCATACTGGCGATCACCATTTTCATCAAGAGTAATAGCAACCCTATCTGGGTGTATGTTGCGCATCTCTATTAGTTGCCCACCTTCTCTTGGGGCATAAATAAACACAGTGCCATGCACAGCAAGTGTGGCAATGGTTTGATGCACAAAATCAAACATGGTTTGTTCAGCATTGGGCTTACGCAACACCAATGGCATTGGCAAACGCTCTAGGCGTGAACCAACTTCTTTGTATGGGTACAGGGGCATCATGGCTACAGAGTCAGCCAGCAAAGTAATTGCTGACATAATCGCAGTGCTTGTGAACGCTGTATCTTGCGTGACTACTTCACCAGCAGAACTACCGTACAACGGTCTAGCAGTAATACCTGTGGGGTCAATGCTGAACGGTAACTGGCGTGCTTCTAGTTTTCTAAACAGGGTCATGCGTTGGCTTCAATCATTGCAATAACTGCAAGACCAGATGCAATCAAACCCAATTCAATGTTGATCATAAATACACCAATGCACGCAGTAATAACACCAAAGGCTTCAGCAATCAAAAGTTTTCTTTTCATGCCATCACCATACATTGGCAATCATAGGTGTAGGCGTATTACTTGAACGCCTAGTTGCACGATCAATAGCCATACACATTGCAATGCACGCATCAATCTTTCTTCTGCTCTTACCCTTAGACAAACGCCAGCCCTGTTCTGTCATGCGCTGTGCAGCAGACAAAACTTGATCAGTGAACATAGGTGAACCACCATGCACAACCTTCTTGCCAACAATCAATTCATAGGTAGTACCACACGCAGGTATCATTCTTTGTGATGATTGTGGAAACTCAATCATTGGCAGCCCATCATCATAAAGTGATTCTGCTGAACGCTGAAAGAAAGCAGGGTCATAAGCAAACTCTTGCACTTCAAGTTCATTGTGCAATTCACGCAGATGCGATTCAATAGCGTGAATATCAATTGCTTCTTGATCTGGGTGAAAGATTTTTGCCTGCACAGCAATGCGCCCATCTTCATGTGGTTGGGCTATAACAATTCCTACGCTGTCATGTTTCAATGCCATGTCAATGCCAACCCAGCAAGGGTCATAAGCATTGATGGTTGCATCACCTGTGCATTGTTCCCACGCACCAACAGGTAGCCAAGATTCTTGGCTGCGTGTCCACTGGTTTAGCCTAAACCTACGCATGGCTGCTTCACTAGATTGGCGTGCAGATACACGCATATCATCAATATCTAAAAGCCCCAACGCCAGATTAGGGTTGGCAATCTGCCACTGCTTTTCATCATTGATATCACAATCTGTTTTGGCTTCCCACCACCAAAACCCAAACTGATCTTCACTGGCTTCACCAGCAGCAACCCTTTTGCCATACTGATACAACCTGCCACACAAAGATTCAAGATCAAAACCAGCAGTAGTAATAGCAACCACTAATGGGTCTAGGCGTGCGCCAGAACCCATAGTAAGCGCATCATACAAATCATCATTGCGTTGCACATGAAGTTCATCAAACACCACCAGTGATGGGTTCAAACCCTGTGCCAGTTTCCCATCAGAAGAAAGCACACGATAGATAGCACCAGTAGAAGGTACTTCAATAGCATCACGATAAACCTTGCATTCATTTATCAAAGAAGATGAACGCTGAATCTGATGTTTGGCTTCTTCAAAAACAATGCGTGCCTGCTGGCGATCACCAGCAGCAGAATAAACTTCAGCACCTGCTTCACCAGCAAACAACCCATACAACGCCAGCGCAGAACCCAGCAAAGATTTACCTTGCTTTCTAGGCAAACCAATCAACGCACGCTTGTAACGCAACCTGCCTAATTCATTTCGTTCAAGCAACGCACGCAACAACCACTGTTGCCAATCAGTAAAAGTCAAAGGTTCACCAGCACGCACACCCTTAGTGACACGCAAAAAATATTCTGCAAAAGCAATAACATCATCACCATCACTAATCACACTGCGCTGTGGTGTGCAGTACGCAGGCTTCCATGCCTGCTTAGGCTTGGCTGGAACGCTTGCCATTCACAGACTTTCTAAACATTTCCATTTGTGTTTCAACCTTCACAGCCACAGCACCCAAGCGTGAACGATCAACAGGTGTCAAACCCAACGCACACATCATGCTGAACTTCATCTTTTCAAGATTGCGCAACTGCACACGATCACGCCAATCACCCAATTCACGCACCTGCTTACGCAACTGCTGTTCTTCATCAGTGATTTCACAAAGCATCTGCACCAGTTCCAAATCTGTATCTGGTCTAAGCCACGCAGCACTAAACGCCCACAAGCGTTGCCACAGTTCTTCACCATCACCACCAGCAATCAAAGCCCTAACAGGTTCAGGCACACCAGCCGATTGCACAGCACCAGAATCTTTTACAACAGCCAGCGCAACATTGCGTGGCACACCACGCACCGATTCACCACGCTTCACTTTCACTTCAGTAGGCACACGATTACGCCCACCAGATCTGCTAGTACCAGCCATCACCAAAACCTTCTTGCTGTCATCACAGGTGCTTGTATCAGAAACCCTATTTGCTGACATTGTACACAAAGAGACGGGGCAGGGGTGAAGAAGAACCCCACCCTGAAAAAATCGCATATACAGGGGGCAGCGTTGGGTGCTGGTTGCCTGTCAGACGCTCTGTGTGGGTCTGTGCGTGGTGTGGGGTGGGGTTGGGTGTGTTGGGTGCTGGGGTTAGAAGGCTGGCTTGTTTCCCCTTCTGCTGTTGCATGATTTGTGTGCTGGGGCTAGTGGGCTTGTGGGGTCTGCTGGGATCACATGGTCTGCTGTCCATTGGTCATCTGGTCTGTAACCTTCGCCACATAACCAGCAGATGGTTGCTGTGTCTCGCACCTGTTTGGCTGCTTTACGGTATGTGTGGTCATAGTGGGTTTTGTCCCTATGGCGTTGGCGTTGTGTTTCTCTTTGTGTTTCGCATTGATCGCAGCGTGATGGGTTGTGGTGCAGTGTTCCACAGGTTAGGCAGGTGCGTGGGGGTCTAGGCATGGGGGTTTTTTTTGTAGTACCTGTTGTTTTTGTTGTGTACCAATGTGGCGTAGCCATTCATTAGGTAGCCACCCCAATTTTTATTCATGTGTTCAAACCATGCTGTGCGTTGCTCTGGTGTCATGTCACGCCATAAGCCAAAGCCTGTGCCTATCTCTGGTGTGCTACCTATCGCCATTGGTTATACCTAACTGTTGTTGTGCCTGTTCTAGTTTTTCAAGTGTGTGTTTCAGTGCGTGTTCTATCGCTGTTCTGGTTTTCTTTTCTTCACCTAGTTTGTTTCTTAGCGCATAGTTATCAGTTATTGAATGTTCAAGGTTGTTGATTGTTTGTTGCAATCGGCGTTCTGTTATCTCTAGTTCTGTTTTTAGTCTGTTGATATGTGGTTGATAGCCACAGATGCAGCGCAGTGGTAGATCTGTCATGCTGCTTCTTCTTCATTGGTTAGTTGATAGAACGCTGCACCAAATATTTCTGATGGGTGATAACCAAACTTGATGCACCAGTAGTCTGCCCAATACACATCAATGCCATTCTTCAACCATTGCTGGCGTTTGTTTCTGTGTATCTCTGCAAGATCACCTGTGGCTTCTAAGCGTTCCAATAGTGGTGTTGGGTCTAAACGCAGTTTCACTTCATCACTGCGCTTACGGTACTTCTTCTGCTGTTGGTATCGGGCTGATCGGCAGATGTCGCATCTGCAACCCCTGCGCACATACATTGATACGCCATGTTCTGTGATTTCTTTGCGTAGTGCGCCACGCCCACGCTTGTTTGTTGTGCTGTCTGTGTTTGTCATTGTTTCTTTTTTCCTAGTACTGCAACCCATTCTGAATGAACAGGTGCATCTGGGTTGTTGGGGTCTGGTTCTGGTGGTGTTGGCATCAGCATTGGTGTTGTGATGGTTTTACCTTTGGCATCAACTGTTGTGATGGTGTGTCTGTACCAGCGTTCCATGCGTGCATTTCTCATTGGGTGTTTCTTTCTTGTGTTTGTGTGGATATGAACAGATGCAATCTTGCATCAATTGGTGGCACGCTTTGCAGCGTTCTGGTTGGCTGTTCATTGTTTCTTCTTTGGCTTTGCGCCATAGTCCCAGCCATATAAGAAACCTATGCCTGCGCCACAGACCATGCCAATCATGCACATCAGCAAATCACGCCATTCAGACCCCAGATGTATAACTACTTCAGCAATCATTGGTACTTCAGCCATTCTTCTATTTGTTCAACAGCGTTGGGTTGAATGTTCAGAATGTCCCAGCCCACTGTGATCTTCTTGAACTTGTTGAAGGTTGTGAATCGGCTGATTTTGTGTGAGTAGTGCGCAGCACGCCAAGCAATGTATGCAAAATCATTTGCATCAGGTGTGGCTAGATAACCAATGTTTTTACCTGTGTGCTGTTCCCATTCAGTAAGCACTTTCAATGTGATTGGCGCATCAAAGGTTCTGCCATCAATAGTTGTGATTTGACACATCAACGCCACTGCTGATCCTTTAGATATTTCTGCTGATCCTTTAGGTATTTCATTCTTTTCTTACGGTAATCCCATGTGCCTTCTACAAGCATGAACAGCATTGGTGCTACAAACCAGAGTAGAAGAAGTTTTGTGGTGTCAGACATGATTAGCCTTTCTTTGGTTGAAGTTTGTTCCAGCGCAACTGGCACGCTTTTTCTGACCTGCCAAGAGTATTGGCAATGTAAGCCCAGCCTTCATCAGTTCTTTTCAGTTTGCGTAACTGCTGATCTTCTTTCTTTGTCCAGCGTGCGCTGGCGTTCTGGGTTTCAATGCGTGTGCGCTTTGGTGGGTTGGTGCTTGTGATGGTGTTGTTGATCACTGGTCTGCTGATACTTGTGATTCTTGCAAGGCTATGAAGGTAGGTCTGTTCTGCATCTGTCATAGCATCAAAGCGTTCTTGTTCCCATGAATGCAACGGTATGTTGGCTGCCATTTTGGTTGCTATCAGTGATCTTGTGATCATTGTGATTTGGTGTTGAAGGGTTGCAATGTCATGCAACGCTTTCATCAGCGTTGGTTCTGTTGGGTGTTGTTTCTTGAACATGGTTCTTTCTTTCTTCTCTATTGTGAGATCTTGCGCTGAATGGCTTTGTGCATTGTGCAGCCCCAATCAACAACCAAATCAAAACGATCTGGGTGGAAGTGTTGTGGGTGTTGTTCTGCTATATCCATGCGTGGCATCAGCACTGCGCTGAATCGGTCAATGATTGCTTCAGGCATCAATGGCATCAGGTGTTCTGATAGGCGCATCAATTGGTATTGGGCTTTGTAGTTGATGATGTTTGGTTTGTTGGTTTTCATGGTTGCTGTCTTTCTATTGGTTGGGTGTGTCACAACTTGAATGTTGCAATGGTGCGTGTGTCTGCGTTGCGCAATGTTTCTGCTTCTTGCTTGCTGGCTGCTATGACCAGTTCAAGGTTTAGATCTTGATTGGCTACACGCTTTGCACGCTCTACAACCCACTGCGCACGCAGTTCATGGTGCTGTGGGTGTCTAAAGAACTTCTTGTATTTCATGCCAAGACTTATATCGGGTGATGATGGTGTGCATTTTGCAATGTCGCAGAACTGCCAAAACTGAAGTTGTGATTGATCCATTACTTTGCATCTCTTTCTTCTTGGCAGTAGCAACACCAGTCAATGCTGTGCTTTTGCCATGTCGCAAGCCTGCGCTTGTTGGTGTCTTGCACAAGACCTGTGCCGATAATCTCGCCAGTGATATCAAAGTGTTCGCAGTAGATAGCCCACTTACCACCATCTTCAGGACAATCTGCGTAGGTAACTTTTGATGTTGTATGTGTGTTCATTACTTGCCTGCCTTCGTTATTTCTTGAACATCAACTTTGTGATTGCAACCTGTCAAGTCATATTTTTTGTTTTCACGACTGCTGTACCCATGATTTTCTGATGCTTCCACTGCTGCATTGGGATCAATGAAGATGCGCCCCTTGTATCCACATGAACAGGTTGCCCTGTATCGGTACTGATTGGTGTTCATTGTGTCTGTGATGGTGGGTGTGTTTGTGTTCATACAGACATTATAAGCACAGGTGATTGGCAAACGCAAGTACCCTGTGCAAACCCTTATACAGCAAGGGTTTCAGGATTGTTCATAGTAGGCAGCCAGTGCAGGTGCAATCAGTTCAGCCCACACAGACAACTTGACCATCACCAGCCCATCAGACCAGCCATCAGGCATTAGCACTGCTCTGGTGGGCTTACGCAGGCTTCCATAGTCAGATTGATTAGATATCACTTGTGCTTCTATGCGTAGCCATGCTGTAACTGCTGGCTGTATCTGCTTGCCTGCTTTCACTTCATTAGCAAACAATGAATCTTGCCAGTTTTCTTCATTGGCATCACCAAACTTGTTTGATGGTTTCACACCTAAAGCCTTGCGTGCTGTGCGCTGTTTGCTTAGACCCTTGCGCCGATTCCTAGCACCCATGCAACGCTTGCAGACACAGCCACGCACATGACGCTGGTTAGTGA